ACCTCACCTACTGGGGTGAAGGTTTCGCTTATTGCGCCCGCGCCCGTTGCGCGCACGTGTACTACGTTAGATAGCACGCCCATTAGTACAGCTTCCTGTAAGTAATTTCGATGCCCCAGTTATCACTGTTGCTATTTGCGTAGTTAACATCAAGCACGTCACCCTTTTGCACATGCTGGGGGGTGGCGGGTATCCAAACGTAATCGGTCAAGCCGTTCATTGCCTTGGTTACCAGGACTACGTCGTAAGCAGTTCCGGTACCGCTATCAATCTCAACGGTAAGGTTCTCTGCCGCGCTTGCCCCATCAGCGTGGTAGCGCACGCTAAGTATCTCAACCTCCCCCAGCGGAGTAAGGGCTACCGCTGCGGCTAAGGCCCCTAGCGTGCGGCTGTGTAATACATTGGTCTGTATGCCCATCAGGCGGTCTCCTCTTCACGTGCTTTAACTGCTGCAAGTTTTGCTCGGTTTAAATCTCGTACGTGCTGTGTCTCTGCACGCTTTTCCTCTAGGGACAAGCGTGTCGGTAGGATTGCATCCTTGCGGGGTATCTCTTTAAACTCGTAGAACTTCAACTGCCCTTCACGCTTCATGCTTGTGTACTTGTCCCGCAAACGATCGGCTATCGGGCTTCCATTCTCCCACTTGGGGGTAAGCCTAAGCAACTGTCGAAGGATACCGGAGATGGCTTGTGCAATAATGTCCCCGTCTATCTTCTGCTCGTATCCGTAAATAGGCGAGTGCCAAGGATGTGGACGGCATAGGTGGGAGTCATCACTGATCATTATTTCAACCCCTCGTCCGTAGGCCATACCTAGCCAGAAATCCATTCCTGCCTTCTGGGGGAAGTACTCTGCGCTGTCAGGCATGCAATGGATGCGATGCATTATAATGCGCTCGAAGCCTTGGCTTATCGCATAAGCTACCTGCCACGTCAGGGTTGACTGAAAATAAGCGAACCCATACTCGTCTATAAGCGCTTCGGCAGGGAACGGAACGCTTCTAGGAATACGCTCGTGCTTCTCCTGCATGTATATAGGTATACCTAGATCATTTACGTCTGCGATAAACGCTTCATACTTGTCCTTATTGGGCAGCCAGTGCTCAGGTGGATCAAAGATAAACAAACCGGTCAACCCGGGCTGCAAAGTGTAGCTCATGTTGCAGCCCCAAATTTCAACGTTTTCCCCTAGCTGATCGTTCAGCTCCCCAAGGTACGGGCCGAACATGCCCGTTATGATTACTGTTTTCTTGTCTGCCATTGTTCTCCCCAATCCTTCGCCAGTTAAGTACCCCAAGCTGGGGGAGGGGCGCTCTGGTGCAGCCCCTCCCCAGTACGCGGTAATCGTTAGTCGGTGGATGCAACCCAGTTCAGAGCCATCCCCATCTCACCCGGAAGGTTACAAACGTACATCCCGGTCGGGTCAACCACAAACGTAGCACCGAGAATCGCACCGGTGATGTTTGCGGAGTTTGAATTCAGGAAGGCAAAGATGTTCGGCCCGATTACTCCGGTGCTAGCCGTAGCGGTATCAGCTACAACCTGAATCGCATCAGCACCACCAGTAGCGTCGTCATTCCACAGCGTGCAGTCACGCACGCGTAGCAATGCCGTTGCAGTGGTGACGTCAATGTTTGCAGCAGAGAAGTCGCCGTAGATCCAGCAGCGGTGAATAAGGATCTGCGAGCCAGCCACAAGGCTGATAGCGCTTACCGCGCCGTCAGCTGAGTTGCAGAGGAACTTGCAGTCGGCTACTTCCATGCGGTCGGCACCTGCTGTGGTAAGCAGAAGCACATCTGCAAACTTAGCTGCATCGTCCTCACGGAATTCGCAGTTGCGGATGATGCAGTCTGCAGCGCTAACCTCAAGCAGGCCAGTGCTATTGTCGACGTCGTTCAGGAAGAGCAGGTTCTCAATTACCGAGCCTGCCGCTGCCATCTTGAAGTCGCCAGTGGTTACGGTGCAGGTGAGGGTAGGCCTTGCAGCCCCTTCACCCAGACCGATAATCTTCACACCAGCTACGTCCATGTCTACGGTTGAGTCCGCTGCGAGGTTCTCAGCGTGCCCGGGCATAGCATAGATGATGTCGCCATTGCTGGCGGTAACATCGCCATCGGTGAATGGCTCGTCCAAGGTCAGCTTCGGGGCGTCGGGGCTAACCCCGTAACCACCACCGTCACTGCCCGTTGCCGAACCGGAATCTACGTAGAACCGCTTGCCAGTAGATACACCGCAGTCGCTAAGAACCATCGAACCGCTGAGCCACTGGGATACAAGCGGAGATCGTGCTGCTCTGTCCGCTCCCATTACTTACTCCTTTCAGAAAGGGTGGGAGCCCTCTTATTGCCTTTCGGCTTACATGTTTTGCGGAGGGCTCCCATTCCCAGTTAGCTTACTTAGGTGGCGTTAGCAATCGCCTGCGGCATGTTATCGCCTTCGTCCTTAAAGCGAGGTTCGCTAAGGATGGCGATGACAGCACCTTCAGCGGCAGCGTCCTTGGTCTCAGTGCAGCGCAAGCGCAGCCCTGCAAGTACGCCTCCAGCGTTTGTGGCTACGTACGCGGCCTCGGCCTCAGCTACGTCAACCTCAATCACAATGAGTTGATCGGAGCAGCCAGAGGTAGTAAGGATTCCACTGGTAGTAGCGAGCGCCATCGTGCCCAACTTCTCCTCAGCCTGCAGTCCGCTGGTAACGCTGGCTCCGCCCGGGTAGTACTCGAACGGAAGCTCAGTGTGGATGGTCGGGCTGTAAAGCGCATTACAACCCTCCAGCGTGGGGGTGATAGTTGAAGCCGCAACAGTACCAAAGGCGATGATAAAAGTCACGTGGCGGTAGTTAGTAACATCAACCACAGCAGTAACCGGGCTGGCTCCCCCAGTCGATCCACGCGGACCGGCACCCCCAGCAGCGCCGAACCTGTCCGCCTCTGGCGGGAGGAGGTTAAGCACTTTAACGTTATGTACCATTTTCATGCTACCCATTTGATTCTCCTTCTATCTACGCGGCTATTACGCGCGTTCTGCGAGGGTAACGAACGGCGAAAGGGTGCTGCCGTTCTTCGGGGTAAGCGGAGCACGCCACCAAGGCTGACCATCGTTCCGCAGGGTGAAGCGGAAGGCTGTCTCGCCGTAGTCGAAGCGCAGGTGGATGCTGGTGGCCGTCTGAAGGCCTTCACCAGCACGTTCGCCAACGAGGTACTGGCTGAAGTCGTACAGGCCAATATCGCCCGCATCACCAAGGGTGGGAACCTGCTCGCTAAGGACCAACGGGCGACCCATGAGGGTTCCGCTCGGTGCGCCAGCGAGGCCCTGATTGTTACCCGGGAGCCAAAGGGGCACGCCACCGGTACCTACGTTCAGCGTCATAGTAGCGAGCTGGGGGAAGGTATCGTGGTTGGCAATCCAGATAGCGTTGTTCTTACCGTAGCAGCGTGAGTACATATTGATGACGTTCTCAGCTACGACGGTGTCGGCCGCTTGCGCAGCTTCCTTAGCAACAACGATGCGAGCGTTGTTAGCCGCATTCTGGACACCCAGAGGCTTACCTGCTCCGTTACCGGTCAGGAACTCTTCGTCTTCCTTGTAGGCAAAGGCGGATGGGAAGAGGCGCATGACGAGGGCTTCAACGCTAATGGGGCTGTCGCTAAGCATCTCATCGGTGACGTAGCAAAGTCCGCTGAGCTTATTAAGCTTCAGGCCGACCTTGCTGAACTTAGGCTGGCTCTTGGTGAGCACGCCTGCCTCTGCAGTGCGGTAAACAATAACGCCACCGAACAGGGAGGAGCTACGGCTGTCATCCTTAATGGCCGGGATTTCAAGATGGCTTGAACTCATCGGCAGGATCTGCGCACGCGGGCGTACAATGGAAGCTTCAAGGGCGCGCTCAAGCAGCTGGTTGCTCTGCTCAACGGGGACCAGATATCCGCCCTCGCTATCGATAAGTGAATTAACTCCGTACGCCGCCTTAATAGCAGCGTCGTACTTTTTCAGCTCTTCGCTAGCACCACGACCATCATCACCAGCCTTGAAAACGTCAACACAGAAGTGGCCAAAGCCCTTAAAGCCAGCACCGGTCATCGTCTTCTCTGCAGCGGTAGCACCATGCTCAAGCTTGAAGCTTTTGCTACCTTCAAGCAGGCCATCACTAAGCTTTTTAGCAAGGTTCTCTTCGATGGAGCCCATGCGCTCTTCAACTACATTGGCGATTTCTTCGAAGATGCCCTTGGCAACTTCAACTTCGACAGCAGCCTCAAGGATGCCCGCATCTACAAGACCGGCCACCTTCTCAGCTTCAATCCGAACGGTGTTACCTGCCGCCTCGTCTTTGCCGTCAATCTTGCACGGCTGGAGGACTTTGTACAGAACCTTCATGAATTCTCCTTTATTGTAGTGTATTTACTGCCCACTCTCCGTACTCTACTAGCGTCAAGCCCCGGGCTGCTCTGGCTGCAACTTCTAAAGCTGCTCCACCTTCTGCGTCCCTGCTTAATCACTTTCAAGCTAAATCACACGCGACCGCACATACGGTCGATTATTCGCTTAGTTACCCTCGCTGGGGAAAGGGAACCCTTCGGTGCGGTAGCTACCCTCATGCGCTTGGTCATCTCCGCAACCATTTCACTCTGGGTCAGCACTTCCTCAGGCTTATCAGCTTCCTTGGTGCTCTTGGTATCAAGTGTTTCTACTTCCTGTGGTTTCAGCGCCATCTTTCTATCCTTTCCTATCGGCTTCCCGTTTACGGTTATGATAACACTTTTCTTGGGTACTGCTTTGGGTTCTGCTTTTGGTTCCTCTTTTGGTTCCTCAGTACCTTCAACGTCATCGGGCTTGGGTGTATCTTCCTGCTTAGGATCAACGATCTTAAAGTCAATACCTAACGGAATAGCGAGACCCATCTCATCGAGGATAATATCAGGGACCACTATTCCCTTCTGCCGCATTTTACTAACCTGTATGGTTACAGCATCTGGGTTGGACTGTATCGGGGTAACCGCATACTCAAGCCCTACCCACTTATCAATAATCCAACCAACCTCAGCCATACGGGCATCGGCTTTAAGATCGACCTCGTTCGGTCGATGCCCCTTAGTAGGGATAAAGCCTACGCTCTTACCACGCATCCCTTCCTGCACGAAGCTGAACACTGCATCCGGGAACCAGTCCCCGTCCCAGCCTTCAGGCTTGGCCTTGTATATGGTCTTGGCCAGCCAGCCGTCTACGGGTTCTTTAACGCGCTTGACCCATGCGGCCCTACCCACAGGTAGCTCACCGTATTTGTGCGCAAACGTTACCGGGCCACCGCTCTTGGTGAAGCTTTTCCAATCTCCACCACTGGGCATGACAATTTCTTTGTCGCGGTCAATGGAATCAGTATTGATAAGGCTTACGTCTGCGCGCTCCCCCTCAAGCAGTTCAAACGTAGTAGGTACAACCTTAAGGCGTACAATTCCATCCGTACCGTTTTCTTCGATGTAGCTTTTGCAGTCAGTGTCCAACCCTGCAATGGTCTGCTCTAACTCCTTCGCCGCCTCACTATGCATCGGGTAGCCCAGCGGCCCCTCTGCATCCCCATAGGCCTTCTTAAGCAGCCTATCAAAAATGCTCATTACTCTCCTCCTCCTCCTACTTCATCTTCAAGGGGTTCGTTCGGCAGTTTGCCATTTACTTTCAGTATGTCTGGGAACTCCGCTGTAGCCCTTTCCGGGGGCCATACCACGTTTAGCTTCTTCGTGGATAACGGGCGTACCTTCTGCTTATGCCTCTTAGTGGTCCCCACTTGGCTGGGGGTAGGCCCTGGCTTAGCATCTACTTCAAAGTCAGCGGTCCAAGATGTTGCGGTCTTAGTAATCGTAAGCGCCTCCCCCTCAGCAAGCGCCGCTGCTGCCTCAACAATATGCAGGGGGAATGGCCTGCCACTTACGCGCAAGGCGCTTAACCCTATATCAAACTCTACTCGTGGTGCGGCCATGCTTGCCTCCTTTAGTTTGTATTTTCCTGTGGTTGTGCACTCTCGGGCACTGGTAGCCCGTACTTCGCAGCATCAACATCAAGGATAGCCGCTTTAGAACACATGCAGTTAGGGTGGTATGTCGGTAGCTTTCTACTACTACCTTTCATACCGCCGTATTGGCCCACCCCAGTCATCGCGTCTTCCATGCTTACTACTGGCCAGCGGGAGGCTGCGTCTACACAAAGCTCACAAGCGTCTGGAGATAGCAGTGGACGATAGCCTACTACTACGCCGCTCTGCTTGCCCGCTAGGGTATCTCCATCCTCGGTAGCCATAGCCGCTTCGGTGCGGGCGATCCTATCTGCCCTGTACCGTTCTGCGTTATTGAAAATCCCACTTATACGCTTTGACAATTCCCTAGGGCCGAAACCTGTGGGTAATGCTCCGGCCGCAAGCTCTGCCCTTAGCTTTTCAATAGCAACGTTAATTTGTAGTGAAGTAGTAGCTGCTGTTTCTGAGCATATAACAAAAGAGTGATCGCGTATAACCGTCTGTGTATGTGGATTAGTAATGTTCCAAGGCTTAGTATTAGATACCCCAAGCCTGCTAATAGCATTGCGCCCTGCGCTATCATAGTGTAGCTCAAGCGCTGGGAAAATACTACGGGCATCGTCCTTGGCAAACTTTGTAAGGTCAATTGGTTTCTTGCCCAAGTTAACCACTTTGGTGGCAGCTTTAAAAGTTAACCCGTAATAGACAAGTGTATACGCGTGGTGCCTACGGAAAATTGCAAGGACGGGGTCTTTAAGTGCCAGAACTTCTAACCCCATCGGTGGGCGTACCCATCCGTCACTAGCTGGGGCCTTACGGTGCTGCCCACCGCATCCTTCACAGTACTGGTCTTCCACGGGTAGCTCTTCACTAGGTATTGCTACAAGGGTATCCATGGTATACATAGCGGATACAAACGTACGTGGAGCGTACGCGCGTACAGCGTACTCCTTGTGCATTCTGTGACCGTGTGTACAAGCGTGCGTCATACTAACCCCTAAGCATTCCCATGCGCTTCCAGTACTTGGCAGCGCGTACTACGCCTAGCTCAGTATGCCCGTTAGGCCCTCCAAGAGCGTTAATGACTCCTACCGCATCAATGCCCTGTGGGTGCTTACGTATTACCGATAGTACGTTGCGGTAGAAGGCCTCATCGCCGCTTGGTATCTTGCTACCCTTTTCATCTTCCTTGCTATCCTCTGCGTCCTCCTCAAGTTCGTCCTCAATATCTTCGTTAGATTCTTCATTAGGCTCAGGTGCTGTACCTTCCTCGTCTTCTTCTGAGGGCTCTTCCTCGTCAGCTGGGGTGGGTATAGCAGTAGCGCGCTCGGACGGCTGTGATACCCCGTTAGCTATC